CACCTGTGCTTGTTTCACCTGTCGTAACGACATTACCAGCAGCGTCTATCGTAACACTGCCAACGCCGCCTGTGGCAGCGATACCTGTTTCTGGAACGTTGGCTGCACCTATTACCGTTACAGAATCTAGTCCACCTGTAGCAGCGGAGCCTGTAGCTCCAACGTCTGCATTCGCGGTAACTGTTACGCTACCAACAGAAGCTGTGGAAGATAAACCTGTTTCTGGAACAATCGCATCACCGCTAATTGTAGGTGATCCTACGGCTCCCGTACCCGCAGATCCCGCTGCGGAAATGTTTGCTGTGCCTGTGGCAACAACAGAACCTACAGAGCCTGTGCTTGTAGAGCCTGTAACCCCTACATCAGCCGCAGCCGCAACGACAACAGAGCCAACGCCACCTGTAGCCGCCAGCCCTGTTTCTGGAACACTAGCCTCTGCAACAACAGAAACAGATCCAACCGCACCTGTCCCTGCCACTCCTGTAACAACAACTGGAATGGATTCGCCCCAAGCACCTTGAGACCATGTACCTCTACTCCATCCCGCAATTATTGCCATCGGATTTTACCGTTTAGGCGATACGGATAATAGCGTTACTCGCGTCCGCTGTTGGGAACTGAATAGTAAAGTCACCAGCAGTTGATGTCTTATCGCCACCAAACGCCAACACAATAACAGAATCCACCGTACCTGATCCGCCACCAGTTGTGGTGTTATATATCAAAGCACCGTTTGCTGTGATTGTCGCCGTTGAAAACGTTGAATCAGCAAAATCCGTAAAAGCTGTTGTACCACTTGTACTAGGATCTACTCTTGTTAAGGTGTTTCCACCAGCAGAATAACCCGTGCCACTAACCTCGTTTGAAGTAGCATAACCAGTAGTAGAAGCATCTAATGATGCAGATGAAGTATATAGGGCAATCTTAAAAGTATGCCCTCCTGAGTTTTTAAAGTTGTGCCCTGCTTCAAGAAGTTCTTGCTTGAAAGAGGTACACATTGCTTGCGTGATCGCCATGTTATAATCTCCTTATTGCGTCAGCCAGTTCTGGATGCCCTGCATCTATAAGGGCATTATACACGGTTGTGCGGTCACTGCGAATAGCTTCGCGCATATAAAATGCAACCACCTTTTCCATGTGCTTTTGGAACGCTCGTGCTTGATCTCTGATAGCTGGATGTGCGTTATCCGACACGCTAATCAGTTTTTCTACACAACGTTCTGCAACCTCATCGGGACTAAATCCTCGATTTTGTGTTGTTTGTACGTTGACGATAGGATCGTCTGGAATATCAAAATTAAGTTTGAACATTATTGTTTCGGCCTCACTACTTTACCAACGCGGTATTCTTCCGTTGTTTCTTTTGCTTCTCCCAACATTTTAAGCCCAATTAATGCCTCTTGGAAGCGTTGATTATATTGAGCCATCATATCGGGCTCCCCTTTCATAAAAGTATACGCCTCTACCAAAGACCCATATAAAAGAGAAAGCTCTGCATTTTCACTCAACCAAGAGGTGCCCGTTCCTGCACCAGAAGTTAAACTAGCTGGTCTATACAAATACTGTACTTCCACAGCATATGCGGCATCTGGGGTAGGAGCTAATATAAAGTTACCAACGTCAAATTGAGCATAGTATTTTGGTGTTCCTGTTACGGTATAGTCAGGATTATATTCTTCAATAAAAGAAAGATCTTTAAATTGGAGAAACTGTTTCTTACTATTTACTGTAATGGTTATAGAAAAAGGCGCTAAAAAATCACTTGGAGCTCCAAGGTATTGATTGCCCGAAGCCATTGTGCCAACTTGATTTCTCATAAATAAATTTAACTGCACATTTTTTAGTATGCGCTCTTCCGCAGCCCTTATAAATATAGGAAGATTGTTTACAAAAGTCGTCTCCGTGTTTTCTGTATAATCTTGAATTGCCTGTTTTAAACTATCGTATGTAAAAGCCATTATACTACCACCGTAACTGTTCCTACAGATCCCGTAGCCTGACTACCCACATGCTGCGGAAAGAAAATTGTAACTGTTCCTACAGATCCCGTAGCTACTAAATCATTATCAGGCGTTACACCCGATATTTCTTTAAAACCTACAGGATTAAAACCATATTGAGTCCCTCTTTGCGCATCTAATTCTGTTTCAGGGCGCGCATCTTTTAAAGCCTGCGCATCAGAAGTATCGCGCAAGGGCTCTAATTGAGGATGTTTTGGTTCCCATTCATCTACACCAACGATCAAACCTGTCCACTCTTTACGCATTCTATTTAGTGGATACCTAAAGCCCGAGCGATCTGAAATACCGTATGCTTTTCTACCAATCGCATATTTTGACATTAATTCACCCTATAATAATCCAAACTGGGTTGAACATTAAAAGATGCTCGATCCCTGTCTTCTGTCATTGCACGGTCAATTTCTTCTTCATATACTGCTTTTAAAAGTTGTATTCTATCTGGCGCACGTTTAATTGCCAAATAATAAGAAAGACCTGCGGCTAAACAAGGATAAAACCTAAAGGGAACGTCAAGTGTATTAATAGCCGTTCCTGAATCATCCATACGAACCAACCGATCAAAAACAAGAACATCAGTGCTATTGTCTGGTGTTGGCCAAACTTTAAGTAAGGGCTCTATCTGCCTGTCAACAAAAAACTGTGATACACGCGCCTCCGTGCTTTTGTTTGGTATATTTAAATAATCGTCGCGACTAACTCTACTTAAACCAAAGTCTGTGCCATCCCTACGGACAACAGCAGACAGAACGTCTATTGTGTTTGCGCCCAAAGAATAGCTAGAGGTTCCTTTAGTCAACGTTTGTGTTGTTTGCTCTATAGTCCATTGATTAATGCCTCTGTTCGCCCACTCCGCCAACATAAGGTTTAGCGACCGCTTAGCCGTTTGAACGTCATAACCAGTGCGAACCTCAAGCCCACACCGCTCAAAAGCTTCTTCAATATAATCGGTTACGTTTAATTCAAACGTTTTTGTACCAGAGGTCGCCATAATTTATTTCTTCTTTTTTACCATGCCACCGCCGCGCATTTTCTTAACCATGCCACCGCCACGCATTTTTTTAACCATACCGCCGCCACGCATTTTCTTAACCATACCGCCGCCACGCATTTTCTTAGCCGCTGTTGCTTTTTTTCTGGGTCTCATCGCCATCTTTCAATCTCCTGTAAAGGGTTTCACGTTGATTAAAAATTTCATAGACATTGTAGTCTTCTTGATACTTATCATAATATCCTAACTCACGCAAAGTATATGCTGCTTCTTGAACTTTAGATAATCTTTGTAAAAATATCATAGCATAAGGAGTATTAACGTGGGGCTCAAAAGAACCATCATCAATAAAATCATTGCTGTCATCGTCAGGGTGAAAACCCATAAGCCAAAGGTCTTTTTGTCCAAATATACCCTGAGAAATTGCTTCGTTATACGCCTCTAATTCACCATGAAATGATTCCGCATCCCTTTTAAAAAATTGGTCAACAATTATGACCAAATCAAGAGAATCAGAAAAATTACTTATGCAACTAGTCAGTGCCTGAGAGCCTCCGTATTTAAAAACAATTGCTACACGGTCATCTAACCACGCTTTTTTTGCGTAAGGACATGGGGGCATGTCGTTAAAATAAGGCGATTTTTTTTCTAAAGCAAAAGCAGACCAAGCTCTTATCTCTTCACAGATAGCTTTTTCGTCACCCACATAAAAATTATGTACATTGCTCATTGACATACAGACCCTTTTGTATGCTTTCTTCTGTTTTCCATAACGGCGCCACAGCCTCGCGCTACAACAGCCCCTTTAACTTTTTTACCATTGTAGGAACGTTTTCTTTTCTGAGGTGAAATAATTTCACCTCCAAGAGCAGCCATTTTCACTTCAGCAGACTTAGTATTTGCAACAACCGTCTTTCCTTTGGCGCCAGCTCTTTTCTTTTTCTTTGCCGTCGAAGCCAATTGTGATTTTGACAAAGAGCTTGCCTTAGATCTCGGTAAACATCGATCTGGGTTTTTCTTATCTTTAGAAGTGCCGCATTTGCCCTTTACCTTACCATCGGTGCCAATACGAACCCAATCTTGATCCAGCCATTTTTTAAGCTCGCCCATTACGCTTTTGCTTTCTTCTTTTTACCTTTAGCACCTTTTGCATAATTTGGGTCTTTACAATATTTTGACGCGGCTAGATTTGCATAGGCAGAGGGGTATGTATCAAAAGTTCGCTTTGCCCAAGCCTTGCCCGCAGGACATATCTTACTACCTTTGCTTTTTTTTGAAGCTTCGCCACCGTTTCTAAAATAAGTAAGGCCGCGTGGAGTTTTCATTTTAGATGTTCCCGGCATTATAAAAACCTTTCTGCAATAGCTGCTGCAACAATTAAACCCGCGATGCCCCACAACCGCATGTCTAATTTATCTAACTGTTTTTCAATACGTTCAAATCGTTTATTAACTTCCGCCATTTTCATTAACATTTCCACCTTTTTCTTGCTTGACGCAATCTTGAATTAGGGTTTTTAGCCGCCTTGGGAAATTTTTTCATTTGGCCAGCAGATCTAGCACAATAGGATTTACGTCTTTTCGCCGCCTTACTCCCCTTTTTGACTTTTCCCGTCACAGCAGTTTGAAGTTTTGAGCCGGGGTTTTTTCTTCTATACGACTTAACACCTGCGGCTGTCATTCCCGCCCCCTTTGCGGTGGGGCGAAAATTTTTCTTGTTACGTTTAGGCATATTATCGCGTTTACGTTCCGCCATATTTCGTAACCTTAATTAAAGAAAAACGTGACCGCTGTTATGTTTGTAAGGACAGATACATTTATGTCACTCACCCTGATACCATTTGCAGGTATGTTTACAGAGTGTGTGTCAGAAGCGTTAAAATCAAGATCAAGGACAGTTGCCCCGCCGCTACCGTCAGTGACGGTAAGGCGAGGTGTACCTGAACCTGTTTTTAGCTGTATCTGACGAATACGTGCAGGACCTACTGCCAAAGAGCCCGTGCCAGTCACGCGTTTTGTTTTTACATCAGAAATAGACATATACCTATCCTTTACGCTACATCGTCAAGCAATGCTGCTACAATGCATGTTGCAGTCGCGGCACTTGAGCCATCGTGACCAATAGCGTGTATCCCAGCAACTGTACAATTTGGAAGCCTAGCAAAGAAAGACTCGTTAGGACTGATTTTTACCGCATCATCCGTGGTTGCAGCGGCTGTACCTGCATCAAAAACAACATAGATATGATTAGCTGCGTCCGTATTTTTAATATAAATGAACTCAACCTTATCACCTGTTGCTACTGCTGTCGGCTGCACATTAGCATTTACTGCGGTATAATCAGTATAATAACCCGCAATCAGGTCTGTGCTTGCTGCTGTAACACTGGTTAGTTTGTAGTACCACTTGTCATTCGCGTCCTTTGGCGAAACAGTGGTAGTGGCTTCGATAGTTTTAGCTATCTCGTCCGGTAGAACTGTAGTTTTCATAACTACTGTAGCTGCATCTGCCATGAGTTATCTCCTATTAAGTGGTTGGTGAATCAGATGAAATACCAAAGAACTTCAAAGATAACACACCACCAGCACCCGCAGTGCCAGAAATCACTACTTCAACTTCGTCCGCAGTCTCTGTAGCAGCGGTTGTTGCACCGCCTGACATTCCTAATGCACCATTACATGGAAAAAATCCTTTGAAACCTGTAGAATTAATAGCCACAGATATGCCGTCAACAAAACCGTCTGTATCTGCATCTGTGCCAATATCAACAAGGTTTACAGCATTAGCCGCTGCACCTGTCACAGTTATTGCGACGCCCATTGGAATAAAGTTAGAGGGTATTCCTATGGAAGCTTCTTTGTGATCTGTACCACTTGCCGCAACGGTAATCGTTGCAGTGTAGGTGGATAGAGTCATTTCATTAGTAAGACCTCCAGTAGTGGAGTTCTTGATTATAGATTTAAAACCGTTTTCTGAACGAACGGGACCGTTAAACGTCGTGTTAGCCATGTAAGTCTCCTGTCTCGGCTATTGTCAGTGACCTCATGTCACTGTCAGGGATATCTGGACTATACCATAACAAATTTAAAAAGAAAGGGGCAACCGAAGCTGCCCCTTAATTTAGAGAGAGGTAATCTTTTGCAAAAAGATAACCCTACTATATCACACTTTATGCGCCTTCTGTACCAAAAACACTACGCCAGTCAGATACGCCAAAGCTGTATCTTTCACGTGCTTTAAAACGCATATTTCCAGTGTCAAAGTCACCTTCCATAGCTGTTTTAATTGGAGTACGCTGAAATAGTTTAAAACCATTTGGCGCATCCGTTTTGATAAAGAAAGCATCCGTGTCTGTTAAGAAATGATTGACAACAGCTCCGTCTGGCAACATGCCCATTGAGCGCATTGCATTCAGATCATTGTCAGCCGTTCCCGGTCGCAGATTTGAGTTCATCACACGTTCCGCGATAAACTGAAGTTCTTTTGGAATAATCAATTTCATTCCACGAACTGCAATTTTCAAGCCTCTTTCATCTGTTAGACCTGCAATATCAATGAGCATTTGCTCCATTGATGTTTCATTCAAGTCCGCAGCCGTTGAAAGCTTGTTGCGTTGGTTACCAGACAAACTTGGGTGTGCTGTTGAACAAAGTGCTGCACCGTCTCCAACTGGAGCACTTGTGCTAAACGCATTATTCAAAATAGCAGCCGCTTTAATTTGTTTTGTCTGAGACATTGAACGAGCTAGAGCTCTGGTATAACGCGCAGCTAAACGGTCATAAAGGTTATCTTCAATTGCCTCTTCAGTAATTGAAAATGCCAAAGCAATAGTTTCGTGTGTATAACGCGCAGTAAATGTTTCCTGTGCATCATCAAACGAGATTGCTCCGCCTTCACCTTTAACTGGAGCCGTTCCGAACCCACCGAGCATTACCTCTTCTTCGAATGCCCTATCTGAGGACTCTTCGTCAAAAATATCTGAATGCTCGTTTTCGTAACGGTCGTACTCCAAACCAAACAGCGCGTTAAGGCCGGGTTCCAACTCTTTCGCTAGTTGTGCGCGAGAGATAGCCATAATCTATTCCCCTTCCTTATGTGCCGGTTGAATCCGCAGTAGTCTGCGAATCAAAACGACGGGTTGCTGCATTGTAGTGTGCATTAATACGAACAAGTAAATGCGCGCCAGCGGACGCGTAATCATTGTTTGCATCATCGTCAACCAAACCAACAATACGCAAAGGTAAAGTTGCTGTAGTTGCAATTGAAGACACACTGAGTTCAGAATTGGAACGTCCTGTACCAGTTACACCAGTACGAGCGGACGTGCCCAAGGACGCGTTTGCAAAAACACCAGTTAAAGCAGTGGCGCGGTCTGTTAGTGTAGCATCTGCGGCAACAGCAAACAGTTGATTTGGATTGTCAGCGACAACCGCCTCAACAGGAAAGTTTGTGTTGACAGACACTGAACCAGAGCCCGGCCAATAATTTAAAAAGACTGGTTTTTTCTGCGTGCTATCATGGTACTTCACACCCATTAGGACACCTACCGCAGCGGTTGTACCGCCACTTGTTGCGCCAGCTTGATCTATAACTCCGCCTGCTGTTGGAGTTACAAGTCCGTACTGGAAGATAGCGTTAGCATTAGTAGCGCTAATCTCATAGGTGGTGAGGCCGGTGCTGTTAGTTGCACTACCGACCAACCCAACGGGACGAAGACCAAAGGCAGTTTCTTGGTTTGCCATAGGATTTTCTCCGTTTTAGATGGGGCACCACGTTATTTACGCGGGCCACCGAAGGTTACACGAGATTGACGATCAGGTTTAGTAATCGTCATGGTTGAATGTGCGTTCTCACGAAGCATGTCTGAATCCACGGCTTCCATTTGGTCTGCGTTTCGCTGCGAGAAATATTGTTCTCGTTCCAAAACCGTTTCAATAGGCATTCTTGCCAGAACAAGTCCACCAACCCCAAACACTCCTTCATATTTACCTGTATCCATCACTGGTGCCTCAAAATCAGGAAATTCATCCTTACGGACAAGTTCCCATCCTTCTCGTAATCGAGCCGAGATGTTTTTGCGGTCATCGTGACCACGCACTTCAGCACGAATCCAGCGATGCTTGTACCCTTCGGGTGCAGGTGGAGCATCTAGCATGGACGGGGGAGCCCACGGACGCCTTTGCGCCGTTTTCTCCCGTGTTTTGTTTTCGCGAGGGGCACGATCTATGCCGTCATAACGATCTTTTGAATTAGACATTTTTCTTACTCCTTCACATATTTCGCATATTCTTCTAGCGGCACACCCAGCTTTTTAGCTATTGCAACTTGGGTCGGGGTGAGTTTGACCCTTTTACTGCGCCCAGATGTTTGGCGGCTAACTCCAGCAACCGTTTGAGCGGCACGTTTGCTAGAACCGAGCTTCTTCGGAAACTCTGAAACAAGCCTCCGATCAAGTTCACTATAATACTCATCGCTCTCAGGGTCAAACCCTTCTTCTTCAATAAGTTTTTTATGTATTCCAAAAGCGGCAAAAGTCATAACTTCGTCTTTACCAAACCAGACATTTTTTGCCGCCCAATCCTCTGCTTTAGGATCTGGACGTTTAATTTCTGCGGGCTGTGCTTGTTGCGTCGGTTGCACTTGTGCCGCATTTTCTTGAGTTTGTTCCTGAACATTTTCTTGACGCTGTTGCGCTTGAGAATACTGAACATTTCTTGCCCCAAGATTAGACAATTGTTCTTGTGCAGCAACAATCGCATCACTATCACCAATATCAATAGCGTGCTTCAAGTTTGCTTTTGCCTGAGCTGTTTCAATCTCAAGGCTCTTGCCATATTGCTCCATATAACCTTTGTCTAAAGATTGTGCCTTGTCTTGCCAAGCTTTTGCTTGAGTCTGAACTTGCTGCGCATATCGAATGGCTTCTTTTTCACGCTTTTCGGCATCGCGCATTTTTTTTGTAAGTTGATTAATTCTTTTTTGAGCACTACTAACCTGTTGCTCTTGCTCATTAGAATCTTCAACTTCTACTACAGGAGTTTCTTTTTCTTCTGTGTGTGCTTCTTTACCGAGCTCTACCTCTGTTTCCTGAGCTTCACTCGTATCAATTTCTATTTCATCTTTCGATGGTTCAAAATTTGTTTTTTGTTCCTCAACTGCTTCCATTTTTTTCTCCTAGAGGCTTAAAATATCATCGGGATCGTTAATGACGGCTAATATTTCGTCATCGTTTAGAATTCGAACTTCGCCGCCTTCTATTTTAAAACGAGATCCTGAATATCGAGCAAAAATTACCCAGTCACCTTGTTTACACCAAGCGCCATTAGGGAATTTTTCCTGATCTTTGTAGCAAAGTTCGCCCTGCTTCATAACGTAACCAACGACGGTGGTTATTTGACCGTCATCAACAACACTATCTGGCAGAAAAACACCACCTTGCGTTTTACCTTTACCCCTGTACGGCAGGATTAACATCCTCCACCCAGTCGGCTCTGGCATCCTTTCTAAGAGAGATTTATCCACTTTTGAAGGGTCTAATACCCTTTCTTGTGGTTCTACATACATACTGGATACACCAGCTTTTGCGGCTTCTAAATCGACCGATTTGACTGCTTCAGTCATTGTTATGCTCCTGTTTTTCTAGCAGGCTCGCGAGTTCCTGAGATATAAAGTTTAAAGAGTCCAGCTCGCCCATGCATCGCTGGTAATGCTCCATTGATTGAATGCCGTTGTTTTCCAAAACATCTAGCACCATAGTCTTCCGCTCTTTAACAGAACGTTGAACAAATTGTACGACGTCTAGGTCGTCCATGCTACCTCGCTATCTTATAACATTCTATTATTATGTAACATGTCTTATATGTAGACGCCACCTATTATTTTAACCAACCGTAAATTTTATTAGTTTCTTTTACTCGATGGTCTAATCCAGTGTAACCCCCGTTAATACGCTTTGTCAGGCGTTTAATTGTATCGTCACTAACACCCTCATCACATATTTTCCAAAGATTATTCTTTTTAAAAAACCATAAAGCGGTTTCCATAGCGTAATCTTCTTCCAAAAGCTTTGGATTATCCAAAACTTCGGACACGCGCATATCAGATGCAAAAGATCTGACGTTGTTATAGCCGGTCAATTGAAGGAATCCGCGTCCAATGTAGGCGCTGGCTTTTTCTTTAGTATCGTTCCCCATGCGGTCAAAATATACGTTTTCAGCCAGTGCTTTTGGGTTTTTGGCAAACGGTTCTGCGCTTTCCTCTGTGGGAAAACGACTAGGCCAGACCTTCATCATTGCTTGAACAGAGTAATTTAAATTTTCTCTAGTGTATCTAAACGTACCACTTTCATGGACGACTTGGCCAAGTAGATGTGCGCCTCTTTCTGGGGATAGCTCGTAGTGGGCTACTATTGCCTTAGCTGTGTTAGGACCGAATGCACCGTCTGGCGAACAACCACACTTTTCTTGCAACATTTTTAATGCTTCAAACGCCATCAGATTTACCCCTTCTTTCCATAAGATCTTCAAGGTTTCTGACTTTAGTGCCGCCATCGTAAGCCCAAGCATAACCCTCATCAATCATAGTTTCATTGATAGACGTTACATCCTTTTCTGACTTGTACAACCAACCAAGCATACGGCCAAATTTACCGTCTTTTTCTGTCTTTACGGTAAGCTTTGTTGCTTCCATAAGATGCATCTCCAAAAACTCTGTAGCTTGGTAACCCATCTCTTTTTCTTTTGGATTCTTAGTTCTAGTTTCAGGAGTGTCTATACCTGCAAGCCTAACACGTTCCTTTTTGGTAAGATCAAAACCAAGATCAATACTTATATCTATGGTGTCACCGTCAACAATTCTGTCTATAGATTTTACGAAATAAGTGTACATTACGATCTACCTCCAACATATCCACCAACAACGCCAATAATTCCCGTCAAGCTCATCTGGAGCAGAGCAATTATATCTGGATGTAACTCGCCACCATGTTCATTAGCCATCTTAAATTCGTCATAGATTATAAGGCCAAGTATAGACATAAGACCTATAACTAAGATTAACATCGTTATGTCTTTCATGTATGGCATTACTTTCTCCTCGTAAATTGTTTGTACCCTTTCACACCGAAAGAGGCTGAAATTGCAATACCCAAACTGTAAAAATACCAGTCTGGGGCCTTGTGAAGCTGTTCAAAACCCCTGTCTACAAGACCCTCGGCACCCGGTATGAAGGCTAAAATTAATGGTATACTTAGCACAATTACAAAAAATTCGTCTTTCCATGACGACTTACTGTTCTCTGCCATAATGCGTTCCCAATCGGCAACGCTTGTTTTTTCTGACAGAAGAATCTTTGCTTTCGCTTCTGCTTCTGTAAGTTTCAACTTCGCTTCTGCGGCTTGCTTCGTGGTTTTTGCATCCAGCCAGCTACTCGCCAAACCCGCTACAGGGCCTAATAATTGTCCTATCATGTGTTTTTACCCATGTTTGTGAAACCATAGTAAGCCCCAACTATGGCAGCAATACTGACATAATAGATATTGGACATACTCGCCAACATTACCGAAGCCTGTGGCAGCTCCATCCACTCAGTAAAAACCACGCCAAACGGAAACACTAGCATACCTGTTAAGCTAAACCACGCCATTCTACGCTGTGCGTCTCTTTTGGCATCAGAATCAATCATAATCCTACGGCGATCTTCAAGCATAATTTGACGCTCTTCGGGATCAATCTTTCCGTTATCGTTCAAGTCGTAATTTTGTTTGGGCATATGCATACTCCTGTACTATTCTTCTTTCGTATCCCAATATTAGCAGCTTACCACTTTTATCGTATGCTGCAAACTTTTTGCCCCTTTCTATTATTGTTGGGCGTTCACTTCTAGGCAAGTCACTTTCATTGAGTTGTGAGTCACCAGTATTTTTGCCTTTTCTGCTTGCTCTAGGCATTGCTCTTTATCCGAAAATGTACCGATCTGATAATATTGTAGGCGATCTGTACTAATAAAATGTAAAAAAACCAAAACATATATCATGGTAAATAATCCCAAATGTCCAACCACCCCATATAATGTAAGTATCCCGTGGCTCCTATGAATGTCATAATAAGCAAAACAATTATACCTACTATGGTAACCATTAGCTCTTGATTTGCTATCTGATCTCTTCGAGCTTGCGCTTCAGCTTCTCTTTTTTCTGCAAGAACTTCCCGTCTAATTTTTAAAAGTTCTAGGTATTTTGATCTTCCGTAGGTCTGTGTAATCCACTCTTTAAGCTCTTCTTCAGCCTCTGCTGCCTGTCTAATTTTCGCCCAGCGATCCAACGCCGTAGCATTGGCGCTTTTGCTTGATATACCCTTTTTTTGTAGAGTTTTCTTAGCTTGGTCAGTTGCGTCAAAAAATTGCCCGATCTGTTTGCTCAGACCAGCCACAGTTTTACCTGCGGCAAGCCCTGTCTTTATGCCTGCAAGGATTGTTATGGGATCCATACTTACATTCCATCAGAATTCATAGGGCGTCTTGTAAGATACTCTAACGTGTTTTCTACGGTTTTAACTCTAGCTTGCAACTTAACAATCGCCATCATGTGAGAGGCCATCCCACCTAAGTCCTCATGGATTTGATCAACTTCATCCCAAATTTCGTTGTCGCTATCTTCCATATCCTCGTAGACTTCTACAAGTATCTCAATCATTTCATCAAGTTTTTTACTGTTTTCTTCTACATCTCTGATCAAATTGGTGCGGTCTGTGGCATTATTTTCTACCGTCAAAACATTAACCGTCTCTTCAAGATTGGATATGGTACTAGCCTGCTGCGCTGTCCACCATATAAAACCACCGATCTGGGCTATTACAACCCCGACTACGGCAATACTTACCTTTGGTAGTTTATCAGACATCTAACTTAAGCGTTTATAAACTTTTTGCCACGTAAAGCCGCACCCGTTCCACGCTTTGTGCCAGAAGTAACTTTTGCTTTCGCCGTATTAGGCGTAGCTACTTCCATTAGTTGGCAATAAGGAATAGAGCCTTGACCTTTTATTTCGGCTTTTGTTACCGGCTTCGGCGCGTCGGCGCCACGTCCACTTACAATCTTTACTCGCATCATTGTCTCCGTTGCTGTTGTGCCTGTAATCGCATTATCTCACGTTCTGCGCTCGCTTGCAATTTTCTATTTGCCAAGCGCTCCTGCTGATCCATACGCTCATCAAATTCGCGTGCTCGTTCTTGAGCTTTTTCCTGATCCAACTGTAGCTCCGCCTGATCGTTAGCAATGTTTGCCTGAACCTGTTGCGATCTTATTTGCAATTCTTTCTCTTTAAGTCCAATCAATGGATCTGGTGCGCCCTGCTCTCCTGTAATCTGAGCGGACAACTGTTTCATTGCCTGCATTTCCTGCGCAATGTTCTGAGCAACCAATTGCTCAAACTGTACTTGGATCTCTGGGGTCATCTCCTGCACGCCAAGCTGCTGTAGCGCCATCTCCTGCGATTTTACGCGCGCATGATCCATAACGTGCTTCTGAAGGGTAACCGCAACCATTGGCTGTTGCTGCACAATTCCTGACGCACCAAATACAAGATGTGACATGATATGTGCGTCGTGGTTTTGTCCCTGAAAAGCCCGAAGCTGTATTTGATCCAGAGCATCAATGTTTTCTTGCGCAGGATCTTTTGGCTGTGGCTCCTGACTTGGTTTGGGTTTCAAGATCTTATCTATATCCCGAACGCCCAGCGCGTCATACATCCGTTTGTAAGCCTCGTACAAATCGTGAAGGTCTGGCGCCTGAGCCGCCATCTGCATCTGTGTCTGCGCCAAAGCAATGCGCTGCGCCTGACTAAAAATATTTGGATTTGACACAGGTATGATGTCTACACGATTGTCAAAATCGCTGGCCATAACCGCCTGATCGCCACCCGCTACAGAAAATGGATATTCCTGCGGTAGACTTTCCGACATAACACGCGCCAGAATCTTAAACTCGTTCTTCATCGCGTAATGTAGGCGCTTGTGAACAGCGCTCATTACACGAGCCCCCTGCTCTAGCATAGCAACCGTCGTTCCTACCGCCGCCTGCTGATTGCCGTCGCCAACCTTCATGTCCGTAATGGTTGCGAAACGCTGACCAGCCTGAACAACAAAGCCTAACAGATTGAACAATGTCTGGTCAGGTCCTTTAAACGGTAACGGCATCAAACTATCACGAATTGCACCACCGGGACTGTCTACATCTCTAAATTCACCCGGCTGCAACGGCTCTGCATCTTCCCTGATCCGTAGGCCGCGAGCCTTGAAACCCGCTGGAAGGTTAGAAAGTGTCCCCGCGTCAATCAATTGCCGCAATGCAGCGGTCGCGGTGCGTGAAAGACCGCCAATTGTATGAATTAACCCCAAACCATAGAACCCAAAGCCCGGCAAAAACTTATAATGCGTAAAATATGGGATTTTTGTCTTCTGATCGTCGTCTTCGCGAAAATTTCTGCGTATAGCCAGTATCGCATTAGTGTCCTCGGCTATTGTAACGACGTAAGGAACCATAATTCCTGTTGATTCGCCCTCTTCGTTCTTCTCTTCAAAGCCCGGCAACTCCAAATCTACGTGGAATTCCAGTAAAGTGACGTCATAATCAATATTTGACGCAGACATACCATCAATACTGTCGATTGTATCCGTTGAGTCGTCCATTGGAGCCTGCGACGGGTTCACAGGAACATCAACATAGAAGCCTCCAACCTGTAATTTGCGTAGATTGTTCCACGGCATGCGTATTTCTTGCGCGATAAAGGGCGAAGTTTCTAAATCTGCCGCATCATAAGGTACAACAAGGTTTTTTGCGGGAACAAATTTGCTTACAGCGCGCCCCATTGCTTCATCAAAGTATGTTTTCTTGAACGTTGAGCCTGCCAAAGGCAAATAAAACAACATTTGATCCATTTCAGGCGTGTATTCTTCCATAACATTGGTTATGTAGTAGTTCATAAACTCTTTTACGCGCTTAGATTGAGCTTCTTTTTCGGGTGTAAGCTGCCCCATAATCTGAGTGCGCACAGGTCCTTCTGGTGGTAAGAGCTCATTAAAGGCTTGCGCTTGAAACTGTGTGGCTGCTTCCGCTAACATAGGGTGCGTTACGCCCGTGGCGCCACGAAACGGCTGCGTTCTGTCCTCATACTTAAAACCAAGCAGATCCAACCCCTTATCGTATTCTTCTTCCCAATCTCCACGGCTTTCCTTGGCCGATTGATACTGAGATATTAAATCACTGGATATCGATCCCAAATCACCAGAATCCATGTCTTCAGCAAGATTGGCAAAAAAATCTCCACCCTCTGTCATGGACATGGCCTGCGGATCAAAGTCTACAATGACCCCACCGTCCGCTTCGTCAATAAAATCAATACCATCTACAGGTTCACCAGAAGCAACCCTTGTGCCCGGCATCTCTATATCTAGATCAACCTCTGCTTCTTCTATCATAGGGTCGTCGTTTTCGCGCTCTACAAAAGAAGCAACTGGATTCTTTGGCCGTAGTCCCATACTTTATCTCCAATGTTAACGTAAAACTAACACGTCAACTATATTTTGACTAGCGAAACATATTCTTCGCTGTTTCATTCAAAGTGCCTATACCACCCATCGTCTCTACCTCACCGCCGTCCGCGAGGCGCCGTGATAGGAAAAAGTGACTTATAAACTCAGGGTATGTTGGGTTGTTTTGTTCCATAAACTCCCTAATCATGCGCATGGTTGTCGGTCCGATGTTTGTTTCAGGCGCGGTTTTATATTGTTTAAACAGTTCGCCAATTTCATAGAAAGTTAACATTTCTCCATCTTTAAAGTTTATGACCGCAACAGGTTCACCGTCTATAGTTAATGTATCAAACGAAAACATTCCCTCTTCTTTGTTAGGCGGGAATTCAGGCTGAAGCTTGAATTCAGGCTTACGCTCACCAAGAAACTCCCTTCTTTGCTTCTCGTACTTTCTTCTTTCTTCTTCGCCTCCAATATCTCCAAAAAGATCGCCCACATCCTCCTCAAGCAATCGCATGATTTCGTTCATAATCTCCATTTCGTCTTGCATTCTTTGATAACCCGGTGTGCCGGGTTCGTCAGAATATGGAGGCTTACCCTCAGTGTCCTGCAATATTCTATTTAATTCCTCTGCTCTTTTCATATTATCAGATTTATTGGGGGCTTTCTCTGCGTCAGGTAAACTGTCAAGAAGTTCTTTCTCCTGATCTTCAAGCATCTGTCTTTCTCGTTCCCTTAATGACTGCTCTTCCTGCATTTCTCTGGTGAAATCTCTACCCTCAAGACCGCGTATAAATTCTCTCTCTTGTTCCTCTGCTAAACGATTCCGCATACGACGGTTAAAATCACGATCTTCTTCGTCAATCTCTTCGCGAGAACGCCGTCGTTGACCCATAGACCCAACACCACGCGTGCCTAATCTACCCAAGGGTTGCGCCATCTCTCGACCCATTTGTCTAGAAAATTCTCTTTCTTGTACAAACGGCGAATTGGGATCTGAATATAACGACCCAACACCCGTTGTAAAAATCTCTCCGCCATTGGCTTTACTTAAGGGTATGCCCATTTCCTCTTCCAACTTTCTTTTTAAAACTTTGATGTTAAGATCAATTTTGTCTTGCGGTAAACCTTTTCGAAGACCATAGTTCAATTCTTCTTTTAATGCGTCACGCATTACTAACCGATAAAAGTCTTCCAGCTCTGGCATCATTATACTAATCCTCTTAAGCTTCCGATCCCCTGAGTCACGGGCGGCGGTAACTGCGCAAATAAATTAGGTTGCTGATAGCTGCCCACGGGCAACGTGCCAAAGCCCTGTGCATACGGATAGGGGTAAGGTAAAATCTGGGGATTCTCAACTCCGCCCTGCATGGGATTATAAGAAATCGGATCGTAAGCTATGGGTTGACCAATGGTTATTTGATCTATGGGCGCCGCCGTATCTTCAGTCGCCACGGGTTCAGTTACAGGCGCAATAGCCGCCGCTCCACCTCCACCTCCACTACCATCGGCCGGTGAGCCGTGAAGCATGAGCTGTAATTGATCGTCCCTAGCCTGCTGACGCCTTTTCTCAACATCGGCCATATACGTATCAACCTGTTCTTGCGTCATGGTAAGTCCGCCTTCACCAAACATTGGCTTCCTCGGCGTATACTCCATGCCCAAAGCAGATCCTATAATGCCCCCGCCAGCTATCGTACCCGCAATGCCCGTAGGAGCTCGGCCAGAACCAAACGGTGTGGCGCCCACGGCATTCGATACAGTACCAATGCCGTACTTAAAAACACCCTGCTGTTTTGCGGCTGCTGCCTCTTGCGCAGAAACGTACCCGTCTTTATTTCCAAGTTGATCCGCTTCAATACCACCTTTTGACCCAAAAACCGCGCCCGATATGCCCGGCCCGCCGCCGTCCTGCATATCAATATCAGGCGGAATCCATACGCCCAGACGATTGTAATACCCATATCCCAAAAAGTTTGGCTTGTTCTTGCCGCCATCTAACGGCGGAACTTTCTTAACAGGCTGATTAACTTTAGCACTGGCAGAAGTGTCGGCGTTTGAAGTGGAAGTGTTTGCAGAATACTGCCCCGCAACGTTTGGATTCTTATTCTTTGTGTCAGCAACAGCTTTCTTTTTCTTGTTTGAAGCTTTCTGCATCCTATCGTCATAAGCCTTGTCCGCAAAAGCAACCTTCTGAACCTTGCCGCCAATGTTTACAGCCTGACCATGATAACCAGCCTTCGCCGCCGCCGCCAAATTTTTAAACTTGGGAGGGTCACTCTTATACGCCGCCGTGTTATCCCGCGCCTTAACGTCAGCAGGACGACTGTCCCTGTCGTTGCTAGAAGATCCGCCCCCCTTATCCTCGCCTCCAAAAACTATCTGTGGAACAAAAAAGAAATCAAAGAGACCGCGTTTCATACTTCTAACCTTTGTTGGGGAACCAACCGTCCCTGTCGCCACGGTGAGCCCACACTGTTTTCACTTCAGGAAAGTCCCGCTTGCAGAACTTTCGAACATCCTTTGATATAGATACTACATCAAAACGCCCCTTGGGTGCAATCATATCTATTATTACCAGCTTTTCTCCCTTTTCACGAGAAAAAACTTTCCACCCGTCATACTCCCGCGTTTCAAACTCACGATCCGTCATCCATCCCCACGTCGCAAATCCGCGTAACCCACCATCCCCCGCATACCAAGTCCAATACCTATTATACACAAAAGCAGGAACCAATCGCCAATTAATAGTCTGAGATGGATACATACAATACGGCGCCACCGTCGTCCAAAGATGCAGGCAATCCATAAAGGTCTTACCCATAATAAACCCTTGGCTCCACGTAATCACTGCCCTCTTCCCAATCGTCCGTGGGCAGTTGTACAAAATTACCCTGCCGATAACGCATCAACGCCTGCGTCGTGCTATCAACATAATCGTCATACTCACCATTCGGAAATGCCGCACACTCCTCAATTAACTCATGTGCCCACTGCTCATCAGGCGCCCACACCATCCCCGCCTCAAACAACGGCGCTATACTATGTGCCCGACTCACCTTGTCATTCCCTCGACTCGGCGTAAAATTCACAACAGGTATGCCCATGTTCCGCAGCTCGTGCGTCAACGGAGTACCCGTCGCCTTCGCCTCAATGATCACGGTCTCTGGATCCCAAAACTGAAACTGATCCCACGCCTCACGCTTGAGCTCAGGAAAATCCCACCGACCCTTCTTCGCATCCAAAAGTATCAAAGATGGCGCCCCGTCACGCTTTGGATAAAATACACCCCAAGTCGTTATGGCAGAATAGTCCGCAGTCTCCTTCTTCGAAAAAGCCGTATCATAACTCTGTATCACATACTCAAGCTCAGGAACATCATCCTCTTCCCACACGTTCCACCACTCACGGCGCAAGATACTGTTATCGTCGCCCGTGGGATCCTGCTGGTACTGCGCGTTCCATTTGCTGGGCGGAATAGAAGCCTTCACACGCTCAAGATCATCTAAAGACCAATACTCTGGCCAACAAGATTTGCCACTCGGCATTATGGCAGGGAGCTCAACAACCTCCCATTGATCCGCTTTGTCGTCCCTAGCTTGCGATCGAATAAGCTGCCCCGTCAGATCCTTTTCATGCCAGCGCGTCATAACCACAACAATGGCGCCGCCGGGCTGCAAACGCTGTCGAGGTCCGCCAGTGTACCAGTCCCACGCGTCGTCAAAACCATTGTTCGACATTAATGTCTGCTCCGAGTGCGGGTCATCAATAATCACCAGATCACCACCACGACCAGCTAAGTTCGAGCCCACACCAACAGCATAGTACATGCCGCCGCGATCCGTGTCGAAACGTCCAGAAGCTTTTGAGTCTGCCGCTAATCGTGTGTCAAAAAGTTCCTTGTAGTCGTCTCTGTCCAGAAGGTTCTTAACTTTTCTACCAAAACCTACCGCGAGCTCGGTTGTGTGCGTTGCCTGAATAATCTTCATGTTGGGATTGCGTCCCATCATCCAAGCAGGAAACAAAAAGGAGGCAAACTCTGATTTCGTATGTCGCGGAGGCATATTAACGATTAATCTTTTTAATTCGCCAGATGCGATCCTCTGCAACTTATCTGCGATTATCTTATGATGGTTTCCTGCAATAAATTCTGGCCACATAAGTTTCACAAAAGTTAGAAAATCTTCGTATGACCGCTCCTTTTTTTCGATTTGCGCCAACCGATATTGAAGCTTCAGTAATCTTTCGCTGGCGTTATCGGCATTTAGATTGGGCATCGCGGCTCCTGAAACGTACCACCGTATAAGATTCTATAAGATGATATGTTTTAAATTTTTAAAAATTTTTATACCCAAACTTTTACCAGCAAAACTGAAACATGCAAACCTTTTTACGTTTTACGATGTTTCACGTGAAACATTCCATAACCGACTGAAATTATTCGTATAATTTTATTTTTATATTGTTTGTGACGAACATGCACTTTATGCGCGCGTGGTGGGGGGGTGGGGTTAAAAAAATTTGGGCTCTAAATCGTTGTTTTTGCTGCATTTTTTAGCCTCAATTGGATATGGGGATCCTAAACGCGGCGCGCGGATCTTGGCCAGCTGGTCACGGATCTGGGCAAATTTTCCACCAATAAGACGGCCAGCAGCTGGCGGATCTGGGGCGCTGGATCTGGCGCCAATCCCCAGCAATCACGGCACGCGGCGCGCGGATCTGGGGCGCTGGCTGTATGTCAAAAGATGACAAACGGACAAACAAACACGGGATTTAAAACAAACATGGCGCGGCAGCTGCCGCCGTTCGCGCTGCCAGCTCATAAGTTTTAGGATAACTGGGGACGGCGCGCGGGGCGCTGTTTTACCGATTTTTAACGGGGATAAAAAAAATCCCCGCCATTGCTAGCGGGGATACGTTTTAAAAGCTTGTAAACGCGCTGGATGCACGAACTGGGGCGGCTAGTACAAATCTTGATCGTATTCATCTATTTGAGACAAACGCCATTCGGCTAGCTCGCGATCGCTGAATTCCTGCCAAAATCTAAACTGACATTCTGGATAGCTTTCTTTAAATTGATCCAGCGTCATATCGCTGGGAACGGCGATTGAGATATCGCCGCCCGTTTCATCATAACAATTTGCGTATTTGGTGCCCATTATGCGCTCCCCGCTATCTCTTCGAGCTCGCAACGCAAGCTGTCAACGGCGCTGATATGCTCTTCGATATTATCGGCTATTTCTTCGCGTTCTTCGCCTTTAGTTGAATAGCGCAAATTTTCTGGCATGTTTTCGATAGCTTCCTGCTCCGCCTCGTAAACCTCTTCGAGTTTGGCGTGCGCGTCATCCAATTTGGCAACCACGTCTTTGATTATTTTTCTGCGTTCTTTGTTCATATTATTACCTCATACAAAAAGGGGCGGGATTGCCCCGCCCCTGTTAAACAGTAATTTTCAGTAAATAGCAAGTTTTAGTAATTATAGCCTATGCAATGCTCAATATTAAAAATGAGCTGGTATTGATGATTTTTATTATAAGAGCTATCTGGAAGGCTAAAAACCCCAATTGAATGCGGATCTATTGTGCACGTCGTCCACTGATCAAACGCGCAGCCGCAGCAATCATGCTGGCAATAGCAGCGACTAGTCCCAAAAAAATAAAGCCAAGTATTAGCCAAACGGCGTTCCAATAATCTTAAATGGTCTTGGATATGATTGTTTTGCATGCGCGCGTTGAAAATGGCGGACATTTGGCAATGAATAAATTTGCTATCATCGTTTTGATCTGGCCATAATTCGTTGCGGCCAGAAATAGTTCTCATATGTTCAATTTCAATCAATTGAAAACGGCGCAACCGTTCTAAATCTTGATCGGTTAAATTGCCGTTGCAATCGTCGAAAACGCGAACGAACGCGTCTTGTAATTCTGTTTTTGAAAATCCCTCTTGATCTAACATTTCAAAACCCCTCAAAAGTTATAGCGTTGATATTTTGGGGCAGCATGGGCGCGCGGGATAACAACGCGCAAGTCCAGCTCTTCGTATTCCATTTTTCGAGAATAACGGCCAGCGTCGTTGTTTTCGTTATACTCTTGGCAGAATTCTCGAGCTTCCTGCTCACTATCAAAAACTTTATTTTTAAAATAACTTTTTGCCCCTGCATGGGGCTCTAAGCCGTTTGGATATTTGGGGTTATCCCTCCACCAATCTCTTTTAAAACAAATGTATGCCATTTTTATTTATTCCCCTTCAATAAGGCATGGATAAGCTTAGCCTCTTTTTTGCTAATGGGTTTGGTTGATGTTGCTATTGCTTTATCAACTGCGTCTTTATCGTAATTTGTCATTTTTTACCTCATACTAAAAAGGGGCGGAATTGCCCCCGCCCCTCATTTAAATAGTAAATTTAAGTAAATGTAAAGTTTAACCCGTTTTTGCTTCGGTTTTATCTTTTGAGCTCTTTTGAATAAAACACTCTAAAGCTTTTTCATAAGTCTCAAAATAATTGCCCCAGTTCCAATTCGTTTTCGCGTCTTTATTCCAGTGCGCAACGACATAGGGGTGCAGCTCATTATCGTTGCGACGCACTAAAACGGCATAATCCCCGCCAAGCCTGCCATGATAAGGCGCCTTCGCTAAAACGGGGAATGAATTCAGCTTTTCAGGAACTAACCCGCTGGGGCGCGTGTGCTCGCTTCCCGCTTTATCAAACAAGCTAATTGCTAAATTCCAGCCCATTGCAGCAAAAAGCGTTGCAACGGTTCTTTCCCCGCCGCCGTGCTCTTCGATTTTAGCGTGCAATTCTTGCCAATCTTCAGGCGTATGAAATAAATTTAATCGTTCAAACATTTTGTAAACCCTTCCATATTCAAAATGATGTTAGCCATAAATGGGAAATAGTTTTCTAAAACGCGGTCAATAAGTTTGTCGCTGGGGTTTTCATCTATTGAGCCCAAGCGCTCAGCTAGTTTTATTATATCCCCGTTATAACAAGGGATAGGAAGCGCCATGCCTGCCAGCCAATCAATTAAAGCTGGCCGTATCCCTTCCTGCTCAATTTGCCATTTTTTTTCGCGTTTAAAACGTTTGGCCAGATATCTAATTTTTTCATCTTTAGACGGCTTCACGTGTATTAGTTTGCCATCATAATCAAAATCTAAATTTTCCAGAATAAACGCCTCATAACGTGGTTTATATTTCGTGTGATGTACTTTCATTTTTTACCTCATACTAAAAAGGGGCGGTTTTACCCCGCCCCAAGTTAAACAGTAAATTTCAGTAAATGGCAAGTTTTTTATAAATTCAAAAATTGCTCATTCCACGCGCGTTTAATTTTCAGGTTTATGACGCGGTCAATATTTCTGGGGCAAAGTGACCGATACCCCATTAATGGTGGCAATTCTTTTAAAGCATTGTCGAAAAGTTGATTATAATCACCATCATTAAACAAGCGATAATAAGCATTTTTAGCCCGTCTTAATTGCTCCAAACGCCAATTTTTCCCGCCTTTATGTGAACTGGGCATATAAGCTTTAGTTGAAGTGTAATAAGAGCCGCAAGGGGATAACGTTCTTTTATAAACAATTCGATCATCTATTAGATCATGTAAAATTTCTAATTTTTTTTCGTGCTTCCCCTTGCCTGCCCAATACGTTTGGGCAAGTTGATCCCGCTCCCAGCTATAAACCTCATACATTATGACGCCTCCCGAAGCTGGGTTTTATTGACAACGGTCGACGCAATCGAATGCATTGTATGAAACGGAATTCCTGCCCCAGCACTATCCAAAATACGCTTGGGCATAATCAATGCGAAGCAAGTTTGATCAACTCCAAAATTAACAATTGCAGGATTTAAACCAAACTTTTGAATAAACACATTAGAAGGACTAACCCCTAACAATTTTGCCATTTTACCAAAGTCCCCAATATACGCCGCGTCCAACTGAATTTCAAAAGGCTGGTCATTTAACTTTTGATAACATTCTGGCTGGCTATTCGATTGCGGGATTATGCGAGTAGTATCTGGATACGTTGCGTCGACGTATTTACAAACCACGTCATTAATTATTGCATGGTCGCTGAAAAAATGTAGATCAATATTCCCAGAATTTACTTTTATGCCTGTTAAAGCTTTTTTTAAGTCTTTTAAATCGACTATAATCTCCAAACTATTATCTGGAAAAGCGGATCGCGTGGACACTTCCAGCGCGTCTTTAAAATAAAACGCGCGATGACCATCGGTAGCCACTAAGCGAACCCAATCTTTAGTAATAATAAAATGAACGCCGTTCAGATAATAACGAGTTCCCTCAGTTGATGCACATATCATCGCGGCTTTAAGATATTTTGGATTAATTTTTACTCTAGCGTTTGTCATTTTGACCTCCTAAACTGCTATGTAAAAATCGGTAAACTATCCAGCTTTTTTTGTCAAATAAAAAAAAACGGGGCTCATTTGCCCCGCTTGTCCTCATTATCCCAATCCCAGCCCAGCCGCTCTTTAACCTGCCTGAGCTCTTCATCTATATCCATTTCCGCTCTATTTAACCATTTAGTAAAATAGTCCAAAAGCCAGAGCATTATGACGCCCCTTTTTCTTTTGTAATAGCGTCAAAAAGATTTTGCCAATTATCTCGACTATTCAATTTAAACTTCGGTTTTGTCTTTAAACCATTTTGAGATACTTCAATAGCCTGCGATGCATGGTAAAGGGACATATCATATCCAGACGTTTTACTTTCTGGGGCGCGCTTTACCAGTATCCAGCTTGAACCGTTTTGATTGCGGCTATGAAAAGACACTTGATGAGGTCGCAGATTAACGGCGTTATACTCAGAATACTTCAATTCCAACAAATGGAATTGACCGTCCGCATTTATGAAAACGTCAGGAAAACCGAGCCCCGCCCAGTTTTCAATTCTTTCCATCTTCCACGACTTCCTCAGTATCGTTACTTTTTTGCGAAACTGAACCCAGAACGCGCTTTCTGGCTTTATCGCGGTTTTTGTCGCTTTCTTCGACGGGTGTAATGTCAACAGTGACTGGGTCATATGTTTGCTTTAGCTCTTTAATAGCATTTAGCACTTCTTCTTTTGACATGCTATCAATAGTTCCATGCCTTATTTCAGACTTATTAACGTAAATGTCCCCTTGCGCTTGACCTCGACGGTATTCAGCTTGCACGGCAGCACTAAAGGCGCCACTATCTAAGGCAGCATCGCGGATCACCTGTAGATCTCTAAGGTGCCGTTTATATTCGACGCCATACTTTTGATCCAGCTCAGCTCTAAACTGTTTAATAGCCTTCACAACGTTTGGTTTAATCGCTGGGTTAGTAAGTTCGTGAGCTCGCACGTGAGCAGACTTTGGCGGGTATCCCGCATTAATGGCTGCATCGCGCAAAGTTATCTGGCCGTCTTTAGCAACCAGTTCTTTAACAAAGAGCTCTTCACGCCTGTTTAAGGGTTTATCTTCAGGTAAGTATTTTTTTAAGTATTTCTTCTTCGGTCTTTCCGCACCTTCGGGAATGACATAACGATCCGCTTTATTCATTTTGTTCTCCTTCGTAAAATAAAGTAAGCCCACCTTAAACCGAAGAATATCTTCTTGTAAACACGCTTTATGTATATATAGCCAGAAAACCAAAAATTATTTTTTTTATTTTTAAACCCGCATAACGACTTTTTGACATTAAGGAACGGTTACACCTGTAAAAATACAGTGTAACTAACTTTGTAACTAATAAGCCCTTATATAATAAGGGGAATTTGGTAAAGTTACACGGTTACACTGGTTGCGGCTACTTTTTGAAAAATTATTTTTTTTATTTTTCTGGCCATATATACATATAAGGCGTTTATTATGTACCGAAGGCCGCGATCAGGAATTCGCGCATTTCTTTCATCTTATGAAAGACTTTGACGCCGTGCGGCTGCGGGAGGTGCATTTTATAAGTATTTCCCTTTTTGGATCGCAGAACAAGAATGTCGATCCGATCCTTGTTTGGCAACACATAATAATAATCGGGCAATCCGCCTTCTTTTTTGATTTTTCTAATTTTGGACATGGTATCCTCCTTTTATGTAACATGGCATAAAAAAACCCCGCCGTGAAGCGGGGTTCGTTGTTTATTCTACATGGTAGGTGCCTAACCAATGTGCGTCCACGTCTTGTGGGGTGCTATTAAGTATCTTGTACCCGACCTTAACGTGAACGGGTACAAAAAACACTTGGAAAGAAGATCCCTTCGGAGTTCTGCTGGATAAGTATTTGTATACTTCTTGGAAGTTTACATCGGCTATCCAATCGAAGGCGCTCGAACCGTAGAAATGGTATTCCAATTCATCGGCTACTTTTTTATCGAAGTCCTCGAGCTCATAGGAGGGTTCAAAGGAGATGTCCATTACACGTCCTCCTCTGGATCTCTTGCCCAATCGTTTGCCCAGTCGATGGCGCATCTATTGGTGCAGAATTTACCAGCGTACAAGGTATAGGATTCGCCATCCCAAAGGGATAATGAATAACTAGTGAATTCGTTTTCACTACCCTCGTTCATAACGTAGGATCTATCTTGGACGATCTGGAGATTGCCTTTATAGGGCTCGTGACCCCAATATTGTTCGGTAAGTTTTTTGGCGTGGGCGCCGCAATTGCGGCACCTCACTTTACTTTTCCAAACCATACCTCTTCCTTCCCAAGCCATTACGCGTCCTCCTTAATGTTGTATCCATGCTCTTCGCGGTACGCTGCGATGGCGTGGAGTTTATCAAGAACTTCGCCCCAGTCGTAAGCGCAGTGGCCATCGAGAATTCCTTCGTGGGAAAAATCAATGTCCTCGCC